GTTTTCCACCACCGCCGATATTTCAATGATTTCCCCGCGCGGGCGCACGGCCAGAACCCGCGCCAGCACGCCCCAATGCTCGCCGATGCCGAAGGAAAAATGCGTGCGCTCTTCCTCCGTGCCTGTGTAGGGCGTAAAATCGATTTCCTCCAAAAGCTGGAGCTGGTAGGCGTTTCCCCCCGCAGAAACCATCCACGGGCCGCTTAAAGAGCCATCCTTCCGACGTAACACCACATAATGTGTTCCGGTATCGCCAAATGTCACAGGTTCAGACAGGGACAGCACGGGGGCGCTATAAGCCAAAATGTCACCAGCTTCTCCCCAGCGCGGCATGTCATGGGAAATAGCAATCAAATCGCCATAGGTCGGGATCATACCCTCCAGCTCGGTGCGGAAGGACACGATGCGCCGACGGTAACGGTTGGCCGCCGCCATATACATGCCCTCGCGGATGGCGTGATTTTTATCGGTGCAGCCGAACAGGGACACGCTTGCAGGCTGTTCTCCGGCGCTGTCCGGCAGACTGGCAATGATTTCATCCTGTTTCCATGTTTTCTGGTTAAAAAACTCGACCTTGACGCTGTCGGCGGTGTCATCGCCTGGCATCACGAAGTCGATCTTGAAGCTGCCTTTGACGATATTGCGCGGTGAAAACATGGCCACAGGAAGCGTGCGCGCCTCATCCCGCACGAAACGCACCAGACCACCTTGCAAAAACGGAATGGCGCGGCCACAGCGTGCGACTTGCGTCAGCGCGTCCCACACGGTCAGTTTGCGGTCAAAAACCCCGTTAAACGTGTCACCGCGTGCCGTCCAGATCGCATCCAGCGCCACCAGCGCGGAAAGATCGATACGAGCATCGACCAGTTTCGCGCCGTAATTGGCTGTTAGAATGTCCGCCATCGCCCAGGCAACCGAGCGCGTCGGCTGCAAAGCACTCCAGCCCATATTGGGATGCCAGGTCTTCAGCTTGCGGGTAACAACGCAGTTGACCATGCGGGAAGAACGCTGCGACAGGTTGTCGGTCGCCCGCATTTTCATGGCCAGCATCGTAATATTTCCGAAATTAGACTCTCCGACCAGATGCGATTTCAAGGCGCTCCAGTTGATGTCATTCCCAGCGCGTGCGGAATTATCCTTGGCATTGGTGCGCAAGGCCTGGACTTCATATCGCCCCGCTGCGACCGGATATTTGTAAGTCTTGCGAATAGCCGTATTGGTGGCCGCCGTGTGCGTTTCTGTGGCCAGCGTTGCCCACGCGCCCAGCGCATTGCCCTCATCGTCAATCAGGCGTGCCTGGACTTCCCACGACACGGTGCGGCTGCTTAAACCACCGCTGTCATTGGCGTAATACAGCCCCTTGGGCATGATCACATCCAGCGCCAACAGATCTGTCGTGGTTTCGGTCGGATTGGCCACAAACGGGCCGACCCAATCCCCGCCATCGGCGATGGAAAGCAATTCCTGCCCAGCGATTTCTGGGGCGGTGACCACATCCGTGTCCAGCATAGTGACCACACCGCCAGGCGGGATGATTTCGTAGATGATCTCCTTGAATGAGGTGATCGGCGTATCTTCAATGCAGATTTGCTCAATATCGTACTCGCCCTGACCGATGACATGGAGCTGGTAGAGATATTGTTCGTTGCTCTCAAATTCCGAATATGGCGCAGCACCGAAATCGGGATAGATGATATGACGGCCATAAACGACAGGGATCGGCTCTCCCAGACGTGCCTGATTACCCTGCGCCTGAATTGAATAGGTCGGGCTTGGTGCAGTTGGGTTGTAGCTTATGCCGGAGCTGGGGGATGGCGGCGGGATCAGGGCATTCACCAATACTGAGCCTGCCAGGGCAACACCCGCTGTCAGCAGCGATATGCCCACCGTGCTTGTTACACCCATGGCTGCCCCCAGCGCCGCGCCTGCATAAGGGGCAGCTACCATGACGGCAATGCTGAGGACGGCACGAAAAATCTTCCCGCCACCACCGCCACCCTGCGGCAGGGTAATAAAGGCGATGACCGTTTCCTTCTGCACGATGACCAGCGACCAGTCCTTACGCAGAACAGGCTCACCATCCACGATGCAGATGATGGGCTTGGAAAACTCCACGATGCCGCGCTCATCCAGCCAGCCGCGAATGCTCTGCCCGATGCGGGGCGTGAACAGATCGACGTTCTTGTGCAGATGGAACGGATTATGATGGATGGCGACTTGTGCCATAGATTATCCCTCGATGTGGCGGTAATAATTCTCGATCTTCCAGCCGGTCATGTTCAGATTGTTCAGGCTTTGAAACACGACCCCAGCGCCCTGGACGGCATGCAAAATGCCGCCACCGTCCACATCTAGCCAAACACCGACATGGATGGGGTGGCGGGACTGGCGCAGTAGTGCGACATCGCCTTCTTTCGGCGTTGCCACCGTGTGCCAGTTTTGCCGTTCAGGATGATCGCGCATGGTGCGGATCAGGGTTTTCATGTCGTTTTCTGCAACAGGAATGATGGACAAATCATGGCCGTAAAGCCGTCTTTGCACCGCTACAACCAGACCCCAGCAATCGTAAGCATCGGGGCCGTCCGAGGCGACGACCCACGGTTTTCCGATATAATCAAAAGCCCAATGTGTCATCGCGTTAATCCTGAAAACCGCAGAGAGTTATAGGTTTCAGACGGAAACGCCTTGTTGCCGACATCGAGCATGCGGGCGCGGCCTGTCACGCGGGACGTGTCGGCACTCACTTCCGTCAGCACCAGCGTGAACGGCGGCTCCATCTGCGGCCCTTCCAAATCATCCGACAAATACGGGCGATAGGTGACCTCGATCTTGCTCTGACTGTCCGATGCCGCGTCCAGGTGCTTGACGATCTCGCGGCTGGCGTTATCCAGCGTGATCGAGATTTCCGGCACAGGCGCGGTGTCGATAGGCGGCAATTCAAGATCAAAGCCCATGGCGATAAATGTCACCATCGCCCCTGCGTTCAACGGTGCGCCAGCCTCCAGCCGCGCTGTCAAATCCTGATTATCCCGCACCACCCGAATGGCAATGGGCTGGCCGTCATCATCCAAAAAGGACGGATGGCGCAATTCCAGCGTATGCAGGATGACGACATCGCTCGGCGCGGAAGCGTAAGCCTCGCGCAGCGCTTCACTGAGCAAGGTATTAGGCATGGTCGGATTCCCATGCCTGGTCGGTCAGGTACTCGACGGCAACACCCTTCAGGAACGAGGCCTCGATTTCATCAGAGCGTTGGCGGATATCCTGAATGCTTTGCAAAAGCGCCTCGGCTTCTTGTAGGCGTGCCTGCTGCTGTTCATCCAGCCTTTCCAGCTTGCCGAACAGATAGATGTCGATCAGCGCGTTTTGCTGTTTCCATTGCGGGGCAAGCAAAAGAATGCGGCGGGCAGCTTCTTCCTTGATTTGCCGGATAAGCTGGCTGTGCTTGTAAATCAGCTCCAGCGCATCATCGGCCACCTTGCCACCCGATGCAGCGGCTTGTTTGTCAGCATAGGCGTAATAATTGCGACCATCGATTTCGGCCAGGTGAATGGGCGCGACTTCGCTTTCGGCAAAGCTGAGTTCTTTGCCGCTCACATAGGAACGGATTGTCATGATTTTTCTCCTTAGAAAATGACGTTGGTCAGGGCTAAAACATTGTGAAGGTTGCCAGGCTGTGTGCCGCAAGCGCCCACGGAATTTTCACCGCAGGCATCCACGCGGCCATCGTCATACAGCACGCTGATACCCCATGCGGCGTAACCATTGCCGTACAAATTCCAGTCTTGAATCGTGCCGCTGATGCCCAAAACTTTCTGGAACGTGCTGACATTCGAAGCATGACCGATGCCGAGATTGCCGTTGGCGTTATACCCTGTGGCCCAGAGCTTATTGCCGGATTGGATGACGCATCCATCAACAGAAACACCGCCACCCATCACGGCCTTGGTCACATTGCCCTGGAACGCGCCTACCGGCTTGAAGGGCGCAGCCACGTTTGCTGTCGTCCCATTTCCAATTTGCCCGTAACCGTTATAGCCCCAGAGATAAACGTCCTTATCTTGGCTGATTGCGCCGCACGCGGGATAGCGGCCATCTCCAGCAAAGATATCTGTGAAGAAGGCGGCATGGATGATTTGGGTGAAGCTCGTGCGATCCGTGGTGTCGCCAAGTCCCAGCTGGCCATATCCGTTATAACCAGCCCCCCAAATCGTGCCATCTGCACGAAGAATAAGCCCGTGTCCTGTTGGCCCGTTGCCTGCTGTGGTGTAACCCGCGCTGGCGACAGCCTTGACCACATTATTCAGCGATGGATGCAGGATCGGCGTTTGGCGCACCGTTGCATCGCCAAGACCGAGCTGTCCATTCGCGTTATTGCCCCACACCCAAAGATTACCGTTATTCTCTACCGCGTAGGCATGATGCGGCATGCCCGAAATCGACAGGCAGACGATATTGGTAAGAGAGCCGCAACGCACAGGTACAAGCTGGTTTGCGGTTGTCCCGTTCCCCAATTGGCCGAAGTTATTATAACCACAGCCGTAAACCTTGCCGTCCGTGGTCAGGAACAGGACGCTGGCATGATCGTAATAATTGGTGCGACTGGGAACGATCTGAGCGATTTGAATATTGTTCGTCACGAAATATTCAATCCGTGTCGGCGCTGCACGGTTGGCGGTATCGCCATGGCCGAGCTGACCGTAGTTGTTATAGCCCCACGACCAGACTTCACCATTTGCCGCCAGGGCATAATGCTGCATACCACCCGAAACGACCTCAACAAATCGCTTATCGCAATCTAAAGGCGTAAGCCGCGATGGCACATAAACATGCGAGCCTGTCGGATCGCCGTTTGCATTATTCGTCCCCATGCCACAGGCCTTAACCGTGCCATCCGTCATCAAATATGCACGCACACCAGAGCCACCCATGCCGTTCACTTTGGCCAGTTTTGCTACGCGGCGAGATGGATCGACCGCCTGTGTGCGCCATGCGGGACGGCCATTGATCAGTTGCAGGATTTGCGCATCCGTGCCGCGTGCCAGACGAACAGGTGCATTGCCGTCATGGATCAGAATGTCGCCTTCCTGCAAAAGCTGATCTGTGCCAGCGGCCAGCAAATCCCAATCCGCACCCACCACCGGCGTGATACCCGTGACATCGCGCAACGCAATGAAGCTGGAACCATGATAAGAAACGGCATCATCCCGCACATATTCGGCGGTGGCGTTATATGCCCCGCGCCAGTTAATGCGAATATTGCCAAGGTCGATAACGGCCATGTTGTTCTCCTTTGATTAGATGTTGATATGCAAGTGGCCGTTCTGGCCGATTGAAAAATCCACGCCAGGCAGCGTGATAAACCACACGGAGTAATCCTTGGCGATGAACGTACCGTTGCCGCTTTCGGCCAGTAATTTCGCACCGTCTTTGCGCAGGCCGTAAAAGACACCCTTGGACTCAATCGGCTCGTAGCCGGTTTCATCCTCTTTGACGGCCAGCAGCATTCCGGCTTTTCCAGTTAGGTCGGTTGGCAAATTGAGAGCATTGGCCAGCGTTTCTGCACTTTGCGCATGTTGCTCAGCCTGATCGCGAAATTCTTCCGCATCGGCAACGGCATCGGCGAGCTGTTCTCCTGCCGCGCCAAGATCGCTCAAGCCTTCCTGGATCGTGTCTTCAATGTCTTTGATGGCCTTGGCGACAGTTTTGACGTCGCCACCATCGGTCGGCACAACGGTTTGATTATCACCATGAACGATGTTGTGCAGGATTTGGCTGTCGGTCTGAACACGCGCAACCGCTTCCTGCAGATCTGTCTGCAGGGTCATGTTTATTCCTCTCGTTTGTTAATTCAAAGTGATAGGCAAAGTTTGATGCACAAGGATGTGCAGGCTATTGCCGGAAAAGATGAGGCCTGCGGGGTCTTCACTCAGGAGCAGATTCAACAACCCTTCATCCAGCACAGGACGCTCACGGATTTCCAGCTCAGATGTAATCTCCCACAGCGTGCCGCCGGCTAGCAATCGTGCAGAAAACTGGCGGGTGAAACGCGCTTCCTGTTCCAGCAGCCCCAATCCGCCTAGCAGAGTAATCGTAAACCAGTTCGCACCTTCTTTTGCCTGCCAGCGATACCAGGCTTCGAAAATGGCGTACTGATCTCGGCGCATGATCCAGCGCACGGAAACCTTGGTCGGCACGTTGGTAAAACGCCGACGCTGGCGAGCAAGTCCGGCTTCCATCTCCGTGCGCAAGATCGCATCTTCCGGCTGAACAGAATAACCCTGCACGGTTGGCAACGGCAGCGTGGGTGGCCATACAATATCAGGCATTATCGATAGCTCCCTGCTGCGGGGTTAAGGCCGTAGCGACGCTCCAGCGTTCCAGCCAGACCTTCGCCACGCCCAATATTCCGCGCCATTTTTGTTTCGACTTCCTCGATCACAATGCTGAGATCAAGATTTCCTGAATTGTCACGGCGCACGGTTGCAGAGGCTTCCGCGCCAGCAACTTTGTTTTCTACCTTCACGGACACGTTGACGTTCGGCTTATTTTGCAAAGAACCACCCAGCAGGCGCATTTGCCCTGGCGTAAAAACGGCTTCACCCTTTTTGGCGATAATCGGCACTTCATCGCCGACAACGCCACCCGTGTGAAAGCGCGGCGCACCATGGAATACGGATGGATGCACCGATTTTGAGCCAAGGCTGTCATGGCCGATCACGCCCCCCGTATGCGCCGTGGGTGTTGCTGCCACACTGCTACTGCCACCAAACAGGCCACCGATAAACGTGTTCAGCGCACCGGCCAACGGCGCGGTGATTGAGGACTGAATTTGCATGCGGATCAGATCGGCGACGATGGAGTTCGCAAAATCGCCGAAGTTCAACTTGCCGGTCTGAACAAAATTAACCAGCGCATCTTCCATGTTTTTGAACATCGAGGTCACGCCACGCTCGGCCTTGCTGGCCATGTCCTGAGCATCATCAGTCACGGATTTCAGCCCGCGCTTGATACCATCCTCCCAGCGTTTAGAGCTGCGGAGGTCTTCTTCACGCGCTTCGCGCAGCATGTCCTGATAGACGGCTTCGACCTGTTTGCTGAATTCTTCATATCCAGCCGCCGTTTCATTCAAGCCGCGCATGGCCTCGTTGCGCCATTTTTCCGCACGGGCAATAGCGCCTTCCAGCGTTTTATTCAGGTCTTCATAACGCTTGCGCACATCCTCAACGGTTTTCTCGCGCTCACGCTCTGTCTTTTGACTTTCGCGCTGACCTTCCTGATAGCGTTTTTCTGTTTCCTGCAAGGTATAGATTTCAGAAACCAGCGCCTTGATGCGTTCGGCATAGTCACCTTCCGCTGTTCCTTTGGCCGCCGTGATGTCGATACCGGCACGGCGCAGGGTTTGTTCCTGTTCGTTGGTAATTATGGCGCGGCGCACGGATTCTTCACCTTCCGCACGGGCCGCGGTCAAACGGCGCAAGGCCTGCTCCTCGGCCTGCAATTCGGTGATGCGTTCCTGCACGCGCTTTTTATCGTCTTCGGTAAAGCCGCGAACATAGGGTTTCGGAGCCTCGGCTTCGGCAGGCTTGTCCTGCGGCTGTTGCGGTTTTGGATTACGCAATTCGTCCAGCGCGGCAGCGGCTTTCTTGGCCGCACGCTCTGCTGCCAGCAAGGCCAGCACCTGTTGCTGCACATCCTCGGCCTGTTCGCCAAAATCGGGATATTTCGTGGCCAGCTTAAACAGGGCTTCCGAATATTCCTGCGCCGACAGCTTACCCTGGTTGAATGCCTGACGCGTGCGATACAGTTCATCCTGCAGCGGCGTGCCGAAGCGGGAAAACTGATCCCAGAACCCGCCAATCGCACCGATGCGCAGCTCTTTTTGCAGATCGGAAATGTTCTCTTTGGCTGTTTCCAACTGTTTCGTGAAACGATAGATGGACTCCGTCTGCGAAAGCGCCGCGTTGCTGTCTTCCGCTGCCTTGGCCGTCAGTCCCAGTTCTTCTTTGACTTCTTTCAATTCCTGCGCATGGTCACGGGCTGCCTTGGCAGCGGCATCGTGGCCGGATGCCAATTTCACGAGCGCAATGCCTGCCAGAATGGCCAAGCCCACAGGGCCGCCCACCAACGCCAGCGCCGCGCGGAATCCGATCATGGCCACCGTGGCCAGTTTCGTGGCCGCTTCCATCGCCACAAGGCGCAAGGCAAAGGCCGTGGACAGGCTGGCGGCCAGGCGCAATCCCACCACCATCCCCGCATTGCTGAGAATGGCGGCATTCAGCATGGCCACCGCGCCCGCCACGGTGCGAGCAATCACCAGTCCGCCAATGGCCGTCACGGCCAGATCGGCGTTCTCGATCAGGAAGGACAATGCTTCGGCGGCAATGACGATCATCGACCCCAGCGTTTCGCCCAAGGATCGGGCGGCATCCTGCACGGCAGGATCGGACAAGGTATCAGCCAGCGTGCGATAGCCCTGGCTCAAGCCGTCGAGGAAGCCGCTGGCAGCAATGGTGCGCTCTATTTCCAGAACGGAATTGTTGAAGCGATTGAGTTCGGCGCGTGCATTCTGCGAGGCTTCCGGCACGCCGTCCGAGAAGGTGCGGCGGATTTCGGCGGCAAAGCGCGGCAAGAATTCATCGGCCACGACCTGACCTTGTTCCAGCATCTTGTCGAGTTCGGCAGTCGTGATGCCCATACCGCGTGCAGCAAGCTGGAACGCACCATACAGACGTTCACCCAATTGCCCGCGCAATTCTTCGGTTTGCACCTTGCCCTTGGACATGATCTGACCAATGGCACGCAACGCACCATTGGTCTGGTCGACCGAGAGCTGCAGCACGGTTGAGGCTTCGGCCACCGCCGTGAAAATATCGCGCGTGCCTTGACCCGCAAGCGTTGTGCCTTTAGCTGCTGCCGCGATTTGCAGATAGGATTGCGAGGTTTCCAGCAGATTAAGGCCAAGACGCTCGGATTCCGCACGCAGGAAAGCCATTTCCGCTGCCGCGCCCTGACTGCTGCCTGTTACGGCAGCCAGCGCGGTGTCCAAGCCCTGAAACGCCATCCCTGTTTCATTAACGGAACGGATGCCACCGATAATGCCGGACAGACCAGCGTATGCAGCCACAAGGCCAGCTGCCTGCCGAAACACGGAATTGAGCGCACGGGCCGTGGTGTCGACAGCCTTCAGCCCCGCATTGGCGGGTGCGGTCGACCGGCTGATACGCCCCATGGCCTGTTCGCCCGTGCGACCGACGCGCTCAAAGGTTTCTTCAACCTTCTTGCCATCAACCACCGCGAGGCGGATGCTCATCTTTTTCTGTGCTGCACGCATTGCAGATCAGTCCTTGTTATTGATTTGGGCTTTTGTCAGACCTGCGCTGACGGCGGGTAACAGTTCGGCCATGGCTTCACGGGCGTAACCCAGCGCATCAGACAGAATGAATGCTTCCTGCAGGGGGAAACGGTCACGAATTTGCGGGCTGACCTGGACGGCAACATTCCAGGCCTGCCAGCCCTCTAGGCTTTGGCAGTTGTTTTTCTGGTACGGGCAGTCCGCGCATTCTTCGGGGCAAGCTTTGCAGTATTCCGCGCCGTCCCCGAAGTGCCATTCTGCACGGCGCTCAAGTCTTTTTTTTCGGCGTCGATCAGCTCCCGCACGCCTGTGTATTGCTGGGAAAAGCTGGCGGCGATTGACCAAAAACCAGTCATCAGCTCGTCAATCTTTTCCGCCGTTACGGGTGCTGTGGCATCGCCTTCCGCTTCCCAAATACCTTCCCAATCGACAATCGCGGCACGCGCAAGACCACGCGCCAGATATTCCTCGGCCAGCGCCTCGCGGATTTCGGCGTTGTCGACCTGTGGCAGATCATCCACCGATGCGCCGATTTCCTTGCGTTTGCGGTATTCCTCGCCGATTTCGGTCAGGCGCTTGTTCATGAACGCCCGCGCGGCGTAGAAGATCGGGCTTGTGCATGGGCGCACCTTCACGCGCACGCCAATGCCGAGTTCAAGCCAATACGGCTCAGTCTGAATATTGAGCTTGAGCATTAGTAAGTCTCCACATCGTTGATCAGGGTGATGGTGACCATGTTTCCGAGGATGGCATCTTTCGCGCCTTGGAAATCATAGGTGGCTTCGATGCCGTTCGGCCCGCTGATGGAGCGTTTTGGCTTCGGCAGATACACCTCATGGCATTCGATGATGAGCCGGCGGTCGGCATCGATCTTGTAAGCCAGTTCCAGATCAATCGGCACGCCCGACCGTGCCGTATTCATCAGCGTGTTGTCGGCATAGCGCACGGCGATATTGCCCGTGAGCGCGGCCACGCCAGGGTCAACGCCGTCGATCTTGCCGTCATCACGGATGGTTTCGATCCGCTCCAGATTGTTGTTGTAGGTCACGCTGGCCGAGGTCACGTTGCCCAGCGGGTTACCGCCTTGTTTGACCGATCCCTGGAATTGCGAAAAGCGCGTGTATTCCGCCAGATCAGGGCTGGCATCACGCGTGGCAACTTGCGGGGTTTCACCCTGGCCAATCAGGTTGATGGTCACCTGTGCTTCGCCGCTACGCTGGAAGTTGAAGGCCATGGAATTGGCACGCACGCCGGTGAACAGCGGAAAATCAGGGATTTCCGGCATGCCAACCTCAACGGCCAGGCTCGGCAATGTCACGCCACCCGATTTGAATTCATGCGTGTACGGCCCAGCGCCCGTGGTGGTCGGCGCACCGAATACGGCTTTGAGCCAATGTCC